ATCAAGTATCATAATATATATTTATTTATACTTTAAATCTACTTAATTATTTCAAAGTAATCGTACCTAAACGATATTGTACCCTGCAGATATTCAATATCTGTTGCTTGAGTAGTAAACTCTGCACCTCCCAAAGAAGTTGGAATTGCGTGGACAAATCGAATTTGCTTATTCACATTATTATGGCTAGATAGTATTGACAAAATGATATCGTGCTTAGCTGCGTGTGTTTCATTCGCATTTGATTTCATCCAATTAAACACTTCGCTGTAATTCTTCATATCCTCATCGATAAGAAATTGTATATCAATTGCGTCGTACGTAAGAGTATCACCTGCTACGAAGCCTTGGTAGTTCTTATAACCAGACGAAACTTCAGGCAAATTAACTGTAGGTAGATTGACTGTTGTTATAAAGTATTCTAAGTTTGAGAACTTGGGTGCATCAATTGTTAGTCTAAACCCCGTAGGAGAGAGCATATTAAAGTTGTCGGTTAGTTGTGTCATATCTATATTTATACAATTTTGCACAAAAAAAGTGGAGGCCTCGAAAGACCTCCACTTTGGTTAAGCGTTATAGCTTACTTAATTATCCAGCAACGTTGATATTAGCAACGCTGAAGTTACGGAAGTAAGGATTAGTATTAACTGTACCAACACCTGTTGCAGTTCCAACGAATGGATTCTGCTGCATGCCGTAACGAGTCTTGAAAGCAATCTTCGGTTGGAAGGTTGCTTCGTCAACTGCACGAACCATAGTAAGAGGAACGTATGGGCAATAGAACATACCAGCGTCATATGGGTTAGTACCGCGGTAACCAACTGTTACATAATCGGTAAGTGCATATGGGTCGATGTAAACCTTAGTGCGACCATTAAGAACACCTGCGAAAGTGTTACCAGTGTCGTCAACTTGAAGGTTTGTTGCAAGAGCTGGAGCGTAATCCAGAGCACCTGCAGCTGCAAGAGCTGAAGCGATATTGCTTGAACATACGAGGAAGTTACCTTTACCGCGACGAGTTTCCTTAGCAATTTCATTTGCTTCGATCTCGATTTGGAACATAAGGCTCTTGAACTTCTCAACCGCCCAACGACCATCAGCATCAGTAGCAAGGTCGAAGACAGGAACATTAGGAGATGCAGCGTCATTCTGGAAACCAGGTTTTGCAACTGCGTTGATTGTTTGAATAACTTCGCGATTGATTTCAGCAAGGATTTCAGTCGAGAGGATGTTAGCAAGTTCTGATTCAGCATCCAAGTTATGGATAGCCTTAAGATCTTGAGCAAGCTCCATTGTGTATTCAGCTTTAAGAGCACGTGTCTTAGCTTCTACAGTAGCTTTTTCGATTGTGAAACCCATGTCGCCGAAACCAGCGCCAGTGAGAGCTTCGCCAGCTGCCAGAGTTTTACCAATACCGTCAACACCACCAAGAGAACCTGTAGCGGTACCAGAGAAAGCTGTATCAGGCTCAGCGAGACCGAGAGCTTCTGTGTCACCAGTAGTGACATTAGCATTAGTTGGAGACTCACCAGCACCGTCGTTATAACGGCTCTTCATTGCGAAGATAAGGCCAGTAGGACCGCTCATTGGCTGAACACCTGCGATATCATAAGCGATAAGGTTAGGCATTGCACGACGTACAAGCGAGATAAGAACTGGATCGAAGTTGCTAACAGCACCTGTTGATTGATTCTCGTTAAGAGAACCGTATGCAGAAGACTCTTGCTTAAGAGCGATTTCTGTATTTTCAAGAAGCTTAGCTGTAACAGCCTTACGATAGTTGTCCTTGATAGGAGCGGCGTCTGAGTGCTCAAGCACTGGCGCCCACTTTTTCATGTCTGTTTCTGAATTAAACATATTAATATTTTCTATTTGTTGTTGTTCTAAGTGTGGTAAATTATTTACCGTTTGGGTTATTTTCTTTGATTCGTGTAAGAGCTGACAGGTACTTCTTCATGTCGTTAGAGACATGTTCATTAGTAATACCAGATTCACCCTCTACGATAACTTCAGTTTCTGAATCTACATCTTCAACGATGTCTTCTGATTTTGAAGAAGATTTGAATACTGAACCTTTGATAGTTGCGACCTTTTCAGCAAATGCTTCTTCGGATACAAATTCAACTTCTTCAGTAAGAGATCTCATTTTTTCTACTTGTGTAGAAGCAAGATCTTTAGTTTGCTCTGCAAGAATCTTAGCGCGAGTTAGTTCCTCAACCTTTTCGGAGAGGTCGTACACTTCGCTACTAGCGATTTCTAGAGATTCTTTAACCTCTAGAGTTTCTTTTTCAAGTTCATCGAACAGATCAGTCTTTGCTTCAGGCACTTCAATATAGCTTTCAACAAACAGATCCTTAAGAGAACCCATAAAGTCTTCAGCAATTTCAGTGCGAAGTTTAGAATCTACTGCAACCTGATTTTCCTCAACAAAGGATTCAACGACATAATTAAGATAGTCATCGATCTTGTTAATAAGGCTTTCTCTGATTTCAGTAACTTCTTCAACTAGATTTTGCGCGTGTTCTTCTTGCAAGCGTTCTCTCTCAGCAACTACCTTTTGGGATACAGCAGCCTCGAACAATGTCGATGCCTTTGCTTTAAAATCTTCAGTCAAGTTTGCTTCAGAAGAAATGAGAATATCAAGATCTTCTGTTGTAGACTTAGGTGAGGTTTTAGCAGCTTTATCAACTGATTTAACAGAATCTGCTTCATCTGGTGTTTTAACCGATGCAGCTTTGCCAGTACCCTTTGGAGTAGTAGCAGCTTTCGGCTCTGACTTTTTAATTTCAGCAGCAGTAGTAGCAGCTTCAGCTTCTGCATCTTTAACGACAACAGCATCTGTAGCTGAACCGCTTGCAGTAGGTTTAGGAGCAGCTTCTTCCATTTCTTCTTCATCTTCATCTTCTTTTTCAGACTCTTCGTCTTCTTCTTCAGATTTAGTTTCAGTTTTCTTTTTATATCCTTCTTCCATATCATCTTCTTCGTCTTCTTCTTCATCTTCGTCCTCTTCGGACTCAGATTCTTTTTTAGACGCTTTAGATTCTCCTAGAAGAACGCTTTTAATTGCATCAGAATAGCTTTGTTGTTCAGTAACTTCTTCGGCAGATGTATCCTGCACAAGCTCCTGATCTTCAAGCAAAGCTTCTTCAGTGATGTCTTCAATAATATCTTCTTTTGACATATATTTACTTTCTTTATAGATTAGAGTTTGGAGAGGAAATCTTGCCAAATATTTTCTTGTGCCTCAGCGAGGCGACCTGAAGATACTTTTCTGATCTCTGTCTCATATTGTTCAATTTGCTGAGGTTTTAGAAGACCATTATCCCAAATCCATTCAACACCTTCCATAATGCCTTCAACGAAGGCTGACGGTGCAGAGGGATCTTGAACAATGTCAATTGTATTAAGAATAAAATCATTCTTAACATATGTTTTGTTTTCTCTTCTCTCAACAGTACCCATACCACGACTTGAAACACCAAGCTTAACGCCACCTTCAACGAGACCTTTCACGATTTTACCCATCGGCGTGTCAAGGATTAGTGCTTTTCCAACAACATCATTACCATTCCAATTAAGTTCGGTAATTCTGTGTGAAACTTTATCAAGGTTAATCTGAGGACCATCTGGGTGATTCAACTCACCGACAGCTCTTCCAGTTTTAACCTGCTCCTTAATGTACTTAGCAGTTGCTTCTGTTAGTACATCTTTAGGATAAATTCTATTATTGCGGTTTTGTTGCTCCGCTTGCATAAAAACGCCTTCGATGAAAACGTTCTTTTCACCTTTATCGTTTGCTTCAGTAATATACTGAACTGAGTCTAGATGTTCTGTAATTAATTTCATTTAGCTTCTTTTTGCTTGTTAAATACATCAGATGTGATTCTAACCTTACGAATATCATAAGCTTGCTGCATCTTTTCACCAACTGCAGTAGCGAATGAAGATTGAATCTCATCAGAATCTCCAGATACTAGAGCGTTAAAGAGTTTTTCTGTTTGTTCCATGGTTCTATTTATACAATTTATGTTTTTGATATATACAGTTTATACGATTTCTGCAAATTCGTCAGTAGGGAAAAGCTCTTCTCTGAATTCCTCTGGATCTATACTAAAGGATTCACACGCTCCGTTTAGAGTATCACAGTATATCCATCCATCAACTGGGTAATCATATGTATCCTTTAGACTAATATCTAAAGTAAAATTCTTACTCTCTAAATGAGTT